GATGAAAGAAACCGATGGGTGGCAGCATTTTGAGATGCCAGACGTAGGTTGTGATAAATGTGGAGGTGTTCACTGGGTTTGGCAACAAGGGGTTATGTCTTGTAAAAAATGTGGAAATAGTGCAGTGAAAATTGAGACTACAGATACTACTATGGACATTAATTAATGGCATTCACCTACGCTAATCACGGAGACGGCCACCAGATAGTTTGGGACAACGGTAAATGGGTCATTGTTACTAATACCCTGTCTGCTGCTGATGTGGTACAGTATGCGTTTGAAGAGGATGCGGCAGGGAGTTCAAGCTCAGAATCAAGTGTTTCAAGTGTATCTTCAGAATCCTCAATATCAATAGATGGAGAAAGTTCGTCATCTAGTTCACAAAGTTCTTTATCATCAGATTCTAGCATATCATCAGAATCTAGTAGTAGTTCACATTCATCATTATCTAGTTCGAGTAGTTTAAGCTCTAGCAGCTCCAGTTCTAGTTTAAGCTCTAGCAGTTCTTCATCATCTTCTAATTCAAGTAGTTCTAGTGATAGCAGTTCGTCATCTAGTTCGTCATTATCTAGCTCTAGTAGTTCAGAATCAAGTAGCAGTTCATCTTCATCAGAATCGAGCTCTAGTTTATGGTCTAGTGAAAGTTCATCCAGCTCTAGTGAATCAAGTAGCAGTTCAAGCTCTAGTGAGAGTAGTTCATCATCTAGTTCAGAATCAAGCTCTAGTTCTAGTTCGTCTAACTCTAGTAGTAGTTCTAGTTCGTCAGAATCTATTAGTTCTGATTCTGAATCAAGTAGTAGTTCACTTAGTAGTTCTGAATCAGTGTCTGAAAGTTCAAGTAGTGAAAGCGGTTCAAAATCTTCTTTTTCATCAAGCTCTGAAAGTTCTATCAGTTCTATCAGTAGTGATAGCTCAAGTAGTTTATCATCTGAAAGTTCAAGTAGTTCAAGTTCATCATTATCTATCAGTTCTACTTCTAGTGAATCATCAGAATCATCTACAAGCTCTATATCAGAATCCAGTACAAGTTCTGATAGTTCATTGTCATCTTCATCAAGCAGTTCGACATCTAGTTTGTCAAGTAGCTCAAATAGTTCATCAAGTTCATCAAGTTCAAGTAGTAGCAGTTCAGCAAGTTTGTCTTCCGAAAGTTCTAGTGAAAGTGGCTCAAAGAGTTCTGAGTCATTATCTAGTTCATTGTCATCTTCATCAGATAGTTCTTCTGAATCTATATCGTCTGTTAGTTCAGTGTCTTCTGAAAGTTCAGAATCATCAGTATCTATAAGCTCAATATCAAGTAGCTCAATAAGTTCTACAAGTAGTGAATCATCAGAATCATCATCGTCTGAAAGTTCAACATCAAATTCTTCGGAGTCATCTTTAAGCAGTTCAAGTTTAAGTAGCTCAAGTGAAAGTTCCAGTAGTTCTAATAGTAGTGAATCATCAGAATCATCATCTAGTTCATCTATTTCAATATCAAGTAGCTCAACATCTGTGTCAAGTGTATCATCATCGTCTGGATCAATATCGAGTAGCTCAGAATCAGAATCAGAATCTAGTTCATCAAGAGATAGAGAGTTTTATAATGTTGTTAGGACTTTTGAACATAAGGCATTAAAGAAAACTTTTGAACATAAGGCATTAAAGAAAACTTTTGAGTACATAGTCTAATGGCTAGAGTTTTTGAATATGTAGGAGGTATGGGTATGGGATTAGTAAAGCCAAAATCACCGATAGCAGAGACTTTTTACAAGCAACCTTGGGAAAGTTATCTTATGGGTGTGGATTTTTCCTGGGCAATGACAGAGGGTGAGATTTTAGTTGTAGGAACAAGTACCATTATAGCTGTTGATAAAGATGGACTGGACTCATCAGCCATTGTTTTGGACAATGATGATAAGGTCGTGACTACAGCAGATAGTGATGATATTACAGCTACTCCTGTGACTAATGCCATGCTTGTTACACGAATACAAGCAGGGACAGTTGCCCTTTCTAAGTACTTAATCACTTATAGGGGTATTACAAGTTATGGGAACCAATATGAACTTGACCTTAAAATGTCAGTTAAAGAACCTAGTGTTTAAATATTTTAAATTATAACAAGGGAGGTTTTAAAATGAAGAAAAGATTAGTTATGTTGTTTATAGGCTTATTGTTTTTTGCAAGTTCATCTCATGCTGTTAATACCATAACCTATATCTCTCCAGCAATCGAACTTACAGCGGTAGATTCAGATTGGTTATGGACGGCAACTCTTGGTGCTGGTATGAGTAGGGTAAATATTATATCTATTACTTTCATCCCTACTGCAACTGATGATCATTGTGTTATAAAAGATACTAATGCCGCTGGGCCTACCATCTTTGAGAAAAAAGCAGCTACGGCATATGATAGTGAAACAATATACTATCCACAACCAAATGCAGGGTTTAGACCTTTTCTTGATGTTGGTGATGGTTCGTATACTGCTGGTGCAAAGGTAATAATTATTCTAGGGCAGTAAAATAAAAAGGTTAGGAGAATTAAAATGGGAGTCAAAGTCCCAAAATCAGGTGTCAAGTTAACAGTAGGTGATCTTAGGGAGACTCATTATTTGTATCAGGATAATATTGATGAGTACAAGTTTCTCCTAGCTGCATATGAGGGAATAAGAGAGATTGTCAAACTTGGCAAGATTAAAAAACATGAGCGTGAAAGCCAAGAAAGTTATGATAAAAGAATCGAGGAAATATACAGCTTTGAATACACCAAAGCCATTATAGATCTATTGAACTTTTATTTATTTAAAAAGCCAGTTACTAGAAAGCTTGGAACACTAGAAGGTGATAGTAAGTTTCAGGCTTTTTTAGAAGACTGCAATCTGTATCAAGAATCATTTGACTCCTGGCTTTTTGAGCAGAATAGGTATTCTTCAATTGAGGGAATGATAGGTGTTCTAGTTGATAAGTCATCTAAACAATATGAGAATCAGAAGGAAGAAATTGAAGCAGGTGTTTACCCATATGTTTCAAGTTATTTTCCAACTAATATATATGATTGGGTATATGACAGGGATGAAGCAAATAGACCCTTTTTGGCATATCTTAAAATCTATGACGATGACGGGCAATATCGTTTGTGGTGGGTTGATAAGTTTGAGATATGGGAGGAACCAGAACCTATTGATGAAAAAGATTTAATAACTCCACAAAGTACTGCTCAAAAGATAGCTGAAGGTATTAACCCTATTGGTGAGATTCCATTTGTTTGGATGCAGAATATCAAACATAGAAAGAAACCATTGGGGATATCTGATGTTCATGGTGTAGCGAGAATAGAGCTATCAGTAATTAGAAATTTAAGTCAAGGTGAAGAAGTCATTGACTATGCTGCTTTCCCAATGATGCGAAAACCAAATAAAGAGTATCTTCCTGATGGGCCTATTCCTGGAGATAGTTTGGACGAGACAGGTGTGAAAGCAGTTTTAGGGTTTGATGCTGAACATCCAGAGTCTAAGCCTGACTGGCTGGAAGCAAAGGTGAGGGAACCAATAGATGCTATTCTTTCTTGGATTTTAAGAAAGGTGGATGAGATATATCGGACTGTCAATGTTGGTGGTATGGCAGGAACAGAAATATCTAAATCTGCCAAGTCAGGGATTGCATTAAGAACAGAATTTCAAATGCTCAATAGTCTATTGGTGAGGAAGGCTATTAATCTTGAGAAGGCTGAAGAAAAAATAATTTACTTTTGGTTAAAGTGGGAAGACCAAGCTAATCTTTTGGACAATGTTTCTATTGAGAGGGAGAGGAAATATGATGTTGAGGACTTGGCATCTGATCTTGAAAATATTCTAACTTCCTCGATAATTGTTAAGAGCCAAAAATTCCAAAAAGAGATTCAGAAGCTGGCAACAAAACAGGTTCTTCCTGCTGCAAGTGAGGAAATTATAAGTGAAATATATGATGAGATAGATGAACAAGCAGAGATTGAAGCTTATCCAATAGTCGACGAAAATCAAAATGTGATTGAAGAATAATATATGCCAAATATTATTGATGTTATAGATGCTGCAGCAGAGAATGATGATTTTCTTGAAGATATGATAGTTTTACATCAGGGACGTCTATTGGTGGCTATTGAGGATTTGGAAAACAATATAACAAATACACTAAGTACGTTGCAAACGACTCCTGGTGGTCGTCTGATGGGGCCAAAAGTCAATCTAAAGCAAGCGCAACACTTACACAAACAATTAGTCAAAGAGTTTGAAAGCCAATTCAATATAGAAGTAAGTTCTATCCTCGGTGACTTTTCAGAAATATCTAATCAAATCCAACGTAGTTATAGATCACTTGGTGAAGCAGCTAAGTTTACCAATGTAGATAAAGTAATGATGGATACACTGCGAGATCAAACATTTGAGCAGTATGTCCAGTTTGGTGAGATGGCACGGGATGACATAGCTAATGCTATGTATAGTCATGTTGTAGGTGGTGCTAAGTTTTCTACATTATTAAATACTGTTAAGGGAGTTTTAACGGGTCATAAAGATGCTCGTGGTCGTCCTATGACTCAGTATGCAAAGCAATATGCAAACGATTCTATAATGAATTATCACAACCAGGTTAATACCAGGAAGGGTGAAGAACTTGGTTTAAAACATTTTCTATACTATGGTGATATTATACTAACTTCACGACAGTTCTGTATTACCAGAGTTGGTAAGGTATATACAAAACGGCAGATAGGAGTGTGGGATAGGATGCCGTGGGCAGGAAAGTCAGGGCCAGCATTTGAGAATAGAGGAGGTTATAATTGTAGGCATCATTGGCGACCAGTAAAGAAAGAGTGGGTATTAGATGAGGATGGTGAGGAAATACCTCGTGGTGAAAAGATTGCTTATATGCTGCAAGATCCTAAGACTACCAAATTGAAAGATAAGTTAAAAGCACTCACTAGGAAAAGGACATATAATGCCTATGTTGTTAATGGTATAAAGAAAGGGATGGCTGGTGTTGTAGAAAAGAAAAATCTTGCATGGTGGTTAAAACAAAAAGCAGTTAAGGAATTGGGATATGGGTCTAATTTAAAAGCAACTAAAGAAAATCTTGCAATGGTTAGTGCGATACAAGACAAATTAAAATCTGAGATCAAAACAATTAAAAATCAATTGAAAGGCATTGGTGATGATGTAATAAAAACAAAAGCAGTGAAGAAACCTAAAATTAAAAAGGTTCAACCTAAAGCTAAAAAAGTATCTTTTAAACCCAAACCAAAAGTAGTGAAGAAGCCAAAAGAGGTGGTATCTGTAGAAAGTCAGTCTAGTGCTGAGTTGAAAAAACTAGGCATGGATAAGTATATTAAATCTATTGTTGGTTATGGGCCTGGATATGATAATTTTGTTGATAATATTACGAAGCAAGTTCTTAATGAAACAGATTTTCTTATATCACAAAGTGATATTTTAGAATCATTACTTGCAGCTAATCCTATAGATAAAGTAAGAGTCTATAATGGGTTTAAGTTAACTGAAGAGTTAGCCAAGGGCTCTGCTGGTCAAATAGTTAAAGGTGCGTATACTCCGTGGGGCAAAAAATATATTTCAATGGCCACACGGGAAAAAGGGTTTTTAGATGATGTTAATGACTTAAGGATTGGGAATGATGCTTATAGTGTAGGAAGTAATGCTTCATCTATATATAGGCATGAGTTTGGGCATCATGTCTATCAAACACTTATGGATAAAGGTGAATGGGGATCTATGGGTGTGAAAGGTAGGTGGCAGAAATTACATAAAGAATTAACTGATTTAAATCCTAAATTCTTTGACCAAAGTGTTTCTAAGTATGCTGGTGCTAATATAGATGAGGCTTTTGCTGAGTGCTTTTCAGCATATACAAGTCCTTACTACGGAGAAACTGTAAGCCTCCATCCCAAGATAGATAAATTCATGGAGAATTTATTTGAAGGTGTACCAGTAAAGAAGGTGGAACCTCAAAAGGTTATACCACTTCCGAAGCGTGGTGGCAAAGAGATATTTAGTAATGCAGGTGACCAAAAGAGATATAATGAATATAAAGAGTACTATGATGATTTATTCTCAGATTACCTTGCAGGTTCTAATAAAAATGAATTTATTAAAAGTATCAAAACATATATTGAGTCTGAAAGTGATAGTGGGAAGATAGGAAAAGTTGTTAGAGGTTTAAGGGTTTGGAAATCTAATACAAATGGGCCTCATGCTACTGCTTTAAAAATAATAGCACACAAGATAGAAAATGTAGATACTCAGTTTTTAAAGAAGGCTATCGATAAAAATATTGAACAAGCTATAGATCTTATTGACCCTGATTTTAAAAACCAGTATATTCGGTATAGAGCACTTACTCAATCTTATTATGACACAATAGGAGTAAAGAAAGTAAAATTATATAGAGGGACTGGTGGTCATGCAGGAAGAAAACTGAGTGAGCGTTGGACTAGTAGTGCACGAAGGGGAGCAACTAAATTTGATATTGAAGAAACAAGTTTAACTGGATATTCTGGGTCAAAGCAAGAAGCTTTAGGTTGGGGTCAAAATAATGGTGGTGTTACTGTTGAGTTAGATGTTGACACTAAAGATATATTTGCCTCTTATGATATTTGGACGAGAGGCGGTGCTATGGATGAATTAGAATATATAAAGGTAACACCAAAGAAAACGAAATTGGGTGCTGGAAATGTACATTTTAGAGAGTTAAAAAAGACTCTTTATATGCTTGCTGAGAAACCTTTACCTGCTTCTGCAAGTAAATTGGAGTTTATTCGTAAAGGTAAGGTGTGGTATAAAAAAGGTTCTCAGGTTACAGGTGAAAACCTTGAAATACTAAAAGGGCTGAAACTGCCTCCGGCATGGGATAATGCTAGAGCTACAATAAATAAAAAGGCCAAAGTTTTAGGCATGGGAAAAGATAAGGCTGGGCGTTGGCAATCCAGATACTCACAAGAGTATATGGATAAAAGTGCGAAGAAAAAGTTTGAGCGAGTACAAAAATTTACCAAAGATATGCCTAGTATAAAGAAGAAGGTAACAAGTGATATTGCTAAAAATGATCCACGAGCATTACTGTTAGATTTAGAGCAAAGGACTGGAATTAGAGTTGGTTCAACGACAGATTTTAAAGCCAAGAAGAAAGCGTATGGTCTTACTACATTGAATGGCCGACATGTGAAGATTAAGGGGAGTAAAATAACATTAGACTTTGTAGCAAAGGAAGGTATACCGGCTCACTATGAAGTAACAGATAGCATACTGGCGACATTTATAAAAGGTAGAAAAGCAGTAGCGGGGCAGAATGGTATGTTGTTTCCTGATGTTAATGCAAAGAAATTGAATAAGTATCTAAAAGGTATTTCTGGTGGGAAGAAATATACAATTAAAGACTTTAGGACATATATTGGCACACAAGAAGCATATAAGGAATTGACCCCTTATATTGGTAAAGTGCTAACTGATAAAGAGAAAAAGGATCTTATTAAAAAGGTAAGTGAAAAAGTCAGCAAGGTGTTGGCTAATACACCAGCTATGGCAAAGAAAAGTTATATAGACCCGATGGTCTGGGAACTTATTGGCGGGGTATCATGACTACTGTTATTGACTATTATCGGAGGTTTATAATGTCTATTTTTCAGCCTACTAAAGTAGAGCGAGAATTTGCTGAATGGGTTAAGTCAATCCAATTTGTAGATAAAGATAATAATGTAGTTCTACCAGTATTAACTGATGATGAAACAGAGGATTTTGATGGAGATAGAGAGGGAGTAGAATAATGGCAAAACCAGTTGTAGGCAAACTTGATGAAGATGAATTAAATTCTGATTGGTTGGGATCACTGAGGTTATCTAAGAAGGCACAAAAAGGTGATGTTAAGGCCAAACAAGAATTAGAGAAAAGAGAGTCTATTAAAATGGTTCCTTTAACAGATGCAGAGCAAAAGAAAATAGATTTGATATTTGAAAGGATGGAATGATGTTGGCAGAACCTAATTGTTTTACAAGACGATGTAAACATTTTTTGGGCATTAAATGGTTTGGGGATGAAGAATCTACGGAAAACAATTTCTGTACTGCATTTCCAGAAGGTATACCTAGTGAAATAGCATATGGGAAAAATGATCATTCAACGAAGCACCCAGACCAGGTTGGTGATTATTTGTACAAAAAACAAAATTGACTTATTGACTTTAAATATTATATAAAATATAATATCTTATAAATAAATGTCTATTGATAGCTTCGGATGAAGTGAGTTAGTTAACGATTAAACGTCCCTGGATAGGGCAAAAGGAGAAGGCGGATGCCAGATAAAGTGTGGAAGTTAAAGCTAGACGACCAAAAGAAAGTTGTGTTTGTAGACAATAAACCAGTTTACATTGATCCTGATGGAAAAGAAATTACCTTAGATCCTCCTGGAATGTATACCAAGATTATCGACCTTGGTAAGGAGAATAAGAAACATCGGGAGGCTTCGGATGCTGCAACTGGCCAATTAAAGATCTTTGAAGGTATTGAGGATCTCCCTGAATGGAAGAAAAAGGCTGATGAGTCCATTGAAAAGATAGAGAATTTCAATGACAAAGACTGGTTGAAGGCTGAAAAGGTTGAGAAGTTAAAGGATGAAATGAAGGGCAATTATGATGACAAATTAAAAACTGCCCAAACATCCTTTGACCTAAAAGAGAAAGATCTTAAGGGTACTATTGCTACAAAAGACTCTCAAATGAGGAAGCTAATGGTAAGTAACCTATTCTCTACATCACCTTATTTCAGCGGTCCGAAACCAAAGACTACCTTACCACCTGCAATTGCTGAAACCTATTTTGGTAAGAACTTCAAAGTTGAAGAGGATGAAAAAACCAAAGAAGTTAAATTGGTTGCTTACCATGATAATGGTGAAGTTGTACTATCTCGGGAACGACCTGGTGAGATAGCCCGACTTGATGAAGCAATGACTGCAATCTTCGAGTCTAGTCCTTATAAGGAACAGCTTTTAGTAGGCTCTGGCAGTGGGTCAGGTGCTGGTGGTGGACAGGATGGTGGAGATCAAACACCTGGTGATGATCTAGCAATTCTCGAAAAACAATATGCTGAAGCTTTGAAAAATAAAGATGGCCGATTATCAGTTACTTTAAAGAGTCGGATATTTGCCTTAAGACAGAAGCTTGCAGCATAGCAAATTATTTCTTAAGGAGATTTAAAAAATGGCGAATACAAATGCAGCAGCAACTTCGTGGAACTGCCCGAACTATACTGGTGAACTTTACCTGATTGGTGCCAACCAGACTCCATTTCTGAATATGGTAGGTGGTCTTCAAGGCACTGCAATTCGGACAGTTTATGACATGCAGTTTCCGTTAGCCCAACCGTGGGCGCTTGAAGCTGCTTCTCAACCGGCAATCACTGAAACAGCTTCTTTAACGGCACCTACTCCCTGGACTTATGTACGGGGCCAGGATGTCAATACCTGTTCTATTTTTCAAAGGCAGGTAAGTGTTTCTTATGTTAAACAGTCAGTAGTGGGTCAGATTACTGCTGATGCAACTACCAATCTTGCTGATATTACAGGTGTACAGCCTGTGCAAAATGAAAGGGATTTTCAGATTCAAGCACATATGCGGCAGATTGCCGTGAATGCTGACTATACTTTTCTTAATGGTGCTTATCAGCAAGCGACATCAGCCTCCGTTGCGGCTAAGACCAGAGGTATTATTACTGCGGCTACCACCAACACGGTCAATGCTAGTTCAGCAACATTAAGCAAGGCATTGATGGATCAATTGCTTAGAACAATGGCGGCTAATGGTTCTGAGTTTATCAATGCAGTTGTTTTTGTGAATGCATTTCAAAAGCAAAAGATTAGTGATATTTATGGTTATGCACCGCAAGATAGAAATGTTGGTGGCTATAACATCAATCAAATTGAGACTGACTTTGCTCAATTGGGTGTTGTATGGGCGCCTAATGTTCCTGCGGCAACTTTGCTGATTGCTGACCTGTCTGTTTGTTCTCCTGTATTCCTGCCAGTTCCTGAAAAGGGAGTTTTGTTTTATGAGGAATTGAGCAAGACGGGTGCATCTGAGAAGGGTCAAATCTATGGTCAAATTGGTATTGATTATGGGCCTGAAGAATATCATGGCACTATCACCAGTCTGGCTACTTCATAACTAGTGGCTACTTTACTTTTTTAAATAAGGTAGAAATTAAATAATTCAAGCGAAAAGTAAGGAGTCTAATTATGTCTGAGAAAAAGAATGTTAATGACAGAGAGAAAAGTGAACAGTCATTGTCATTACCCCCTTATCTTAGGCGATACATCGCGAATGTAAATGATAACATTTCGTGGTCTAGTTCTTCGGATAGTTCTACATCATCCGAAAGTTCTAGCTCCACGACGTAAGGAGTCTAATTATGTCTGAGAAAAAGCACATCGACGACAGACTCAGGGCGAAACATGATTCTACATTACCAGCCTATCTTCGGCGATGGATCGTAAATGTGAATGACAATGTATCATGGTCTAGCTCATCGGATAGTTCGGAATCATCTACAAGTTCAACTAGTTCGAGTTCGACTAGTTCGGAGAGTTCGAGTTCTGAGTCTAGTAGTTCAACTTCTGTGACTTAACCTGTGCTAATATCATAGTGCAATAACGCACCATGTCTTTTAATACAAATATAGGGAGAATTAAAAATGGTAGAAAGAAGATTTTATAGACCTCCACCGCCTCTTTCAGATTTGGGCAGGGTTGTCTGGGATACAAAGGGTGACTGTATGTTGGCTGAGTTTGGTAGAGATACCAATCAATTTGTGACCAATAATAATAAGGTTGCAGATGAGTTAGTTCGACTTGGCTATACTGAAATTAGTATGGATCTTGAAACCCCGCCATATATTCCCGAGCAACCTGTTGTTGATGTGGGAGATATAAAAATAAATCCAGCCGGGTATACTGAGGAACATGCTATCCAGAAAATGAAAAGAGAAAAAGTTCTGGAAGTTCCCCCAGTACCTAAAAAGAAGGTTGCTGCAAAACCAAAACCACCAGTTAAAAAACCTGTTAGGAGTGCTCTCAAGAAAAGGGTTAAGAAATAATGGCACGAGAAGTATATTCTACAGACGACGACTTGGTTAAAATCAGGCCAAATATTTTAAATCTTGGAGTCGCTGAGTGGGAAGAGCAGCACAAAGAAGCGTTTGCCATCATCAATCGAACTCTCATTTCACGGTGGTACAAGTCAGTTTGCGCAGAACATGATGTAAATTGGACTACTACTGAGTTCGACCCTGATTATGTAGATGCTACGCAGATCTTGCGTCTTGCTTGTTACAAGACTCTTGAACTTGCATATATTTTTCTCACTCAGGACTCACCTGATGCTGGTGGGTTTGAAAGAGCGGTGGGACTATTTGCTAAACGGTATGCGGTTGAATTGAATGAAGTGTTAGCAATTGGTTTGAGCTATGACTGGGATCTTGACGACACGGTTGAAAGTGATGAGAAGTATCAGATCCCAATAAGACGATTACATAGAGTCTAATGGCAGAAGAATTTGTAAAAATTAGTGGTCTTAACCGTTTAACAAGGCGTTTTAATAGTGCTGAACAGGGTATATTTACTGAACAGTTAATGGGTGAGATTGCTACTTTTATTATAACTTCTATTTTGAATAGAACTAGGCGAGGTGTTGATGCTGAAGGTCGATTTTTTCAACCTTATACTCCGAAGTATAGAATGTTTCGTGAGGAAACTGGGCATCAAGGATCTCCAGTAAATTTGTTTTATACAGGCTCTATGTTAAGTGCAATGACTTTCAAATCGTCTAAAACTAAGGCTGAAATATTTTTTATAAACACAAGTAGTAAAGACAGTAAGATTACAAATCCACAAAAGGCATTCTATAATCAACAGAGTAGGAACTTTTTTGCGATAAGCCTTGCGGAACGTGACGAAATTAGAGAAATGGTTGAGGATCACATCCATAATGTTTTACAAGGATAGGTATGGGAACTAACAGCATAAGAGAGCAGATTTTAGATTATCATGTTACACAGTTAAAAAAACTTAGTAGTATAACGACTGTGAAACGGGTAATGCAAACTCATTCTATGCTTGGTGAATTTGCTGTCACCGAGTTTCCTGTGGCGGCTGTTGTTGGTGGCTTGCCTGTACCTAATGAAAAGATGTCTAGTAGAGTAAAACATAATGTGGATGTTATAATTTCCGATTTAAATATTGAAACATATATTTATATTCAGGACAATGAAGATCCTGATCAGCAATTAAGTAATATTGCAGATGATGTATGGGTAAAACTTTATTCGTTTCCTAGTTATAATTCTTTGGCTTTTGGAACGATATTAAGTTTTAAACCTAATCCTGAATATTGGGCGCCATTTCTTGCTTTTAATATTACCAGTACTGTTACATATAAACATAGTACGGGAGGAATTTAACATGGCTAATCCCCATAGCACAGATCTATATGTTGTAGGTAAAGGGATTATCACTATCGCTGAAAGAAGTGGAGACACTATTGGGACTTATTATGATGTTGGTAACAGTCCTAGTTTTCAGTGTGAACCGGTAGTCGAAAACTTGCCTCATTATTCTCATCGAAGTGGTTACAGGACGAAAGATAAAAATCCTGTTATCAATACTGAATATAATTTAACCTTTGACCTTGATGAATTTTCTGCCTCCAACTTGATGAAGTTTCTTGTCGGTACATTAACTGATGGTATGGTCGTACGAGGTCTTCAAGATTCATCAAAAGAGTTTGCTGTTAGATTTACTTCTGATAACCCGACAGGGCCAGATCAAGTTTGGGATTTTTGGAAAGTAACCTTACGCCCTGCTGGCCCATTGCAATTAATTGGTGACGAGTGGCTAGTGATGAACTTCACTGGTGAAGGTCTGGCAGACACTGCTGGTCATGCACTCAGTCCCTATTTTGATGTTGACTTTGCTGCTGGTTATAGTGAAGGATCTGTATCCGAATCGTCTGATTCGTCTTCATCTACATCTGTAGCTGCATAACCTAAAATCGCGACAATTTAACTAACCTAATTATAGGGGGGTTCTTGTAATGCGAAAAGAAAGAAAATTCAAGATTGAAGGTATTGACAAATCTATTGTGGTTTATGAATTAACAGTGAAACAAATCATAAGCCTTATAGAAGAGGATGTATTAGGTGATCTTAGCCTGTCAGCAATGCAAACCATGTTCGCTGATAGGCTATTGCCTATTAGTATTAATTTGACATGGGAAGAATTGTTGGAAATGGCTCCTTCGGAGATTGAACAATGTTGGGATATTTTTAGAGAGGTTAATGCCTCTTTTTTCGTGGGAGTAAAGATGATGGGGCTAACGAGTGTGATGAATACAGTCAAAGAAGCGATTATCAACGACTTTTCAAACACGCTTGTAGGCTTATCGAAGCAGGTCATACCGGAGTCTTAGATTACGGGTTTTCTTTCTTTATTGATGCGTTAAATGAGCACAAGTACATTAGGTTTAATAGTATGAAAGAATTAGCCATTGCCTTTCGTACAGCTCAGTTTGCAGATGAAAAAGGTTGGAAACAATTCTTAAGACGAAAGGGATAATCTGATGCCTGCTCAAAGTAGTGAGTTTTTAACGATAGTTGTATCTGCTAAAGATCGTGCTGCAAAGACCACTTTTAATTCCCTCAATAAAGAGTTAAAGTCTACTCAAGTCAATCTTAAAGGTATAAGTGGTGCATATACAAAATTAAAAGGATCTATATTTAACCTTAAGACTGCTATCCTTGGGGCTATAGGTGGTATAGGTTTCACCACAATAGCAAAGGGAGCATTAGATACAGCAGCTACTTTTGAGCAGTTAGAATCCAAATTAAATGCACTTACTAAAGGGAGAGGTAAAGAAACTTTAGATGAGTTAAATGCATGGGCATTAGAAATGCCCATAAATACTCGTGGTGCAATTGATGCTTTTTCTACAATGATGGCGTATGGGCTTGATCCTACGTTAAAGAAAATGGAAAGTTTGGTCAATGTGTCAATGGTTTTTGGTGAACATGCAATGCCAAGAATTGCTCGCGCATTAGGCCAGATGGCAGCACTTGGAAAAATATCCGCAGAAGAATTAAACCAACTTTCTGAAGTTGGTATTAATGCCCGCAAGTATCTCTACGAAGCATTTGGTAAATCAGTTGAAGACCTTCAAAAATCCAGTGTAGATATAAAAGATATTATTGAGGCCATATGGAAAGGCTTTGATGCTGACTATTCTGGTGCTGCACGAAAAGCACAGGCTAGTTGGCGTGGTTTAATGACGACTCTTACCTCTTATTGGGATGAGTTTAGAAAACAGGTAATGGATAGAGAAGTATTTGATTTCTTGAAGGTAGGTCTTAAAAGTATAGTAGGTGAGATTACTACACTAAGAAAAGAAGGGGACTTTAGTGATTGGGCGGCGGAGGTTGCAGATAGAGTAATACAATCTTTTGGTATTATAGCTGTGTCTATTGGTCATCTTAAAAAGTCGTTAGGTGCATTATTTGTTGTTTATCGTTCTGTTATAAATCTTGCAGGTGAGCATGACAAGCTATTCCAGGAAGCTATTATAAAGGCTTTAGGACAAGAGATAGAAGCCCTAGTGAAAAAAGAGAGTGAAATTTCCAGAAGGGTAGAGGAGATGCGGAAGGCGGGTGAAAAAAGTGATAATGATTTTTATGATAAAGAATATACCTGGGCACAAAGGCAGCAAAGAGAAACTAATAAGATAATTGACGCGAAAAAGAAAGAGTTGCAACAAAGGATAAAAACTGTTGAAATCTTAGAGGATGATTTGTTACTGAACAGACAAATAACAGATGAGATTTTAGCAGGGAAAGATCCTGTTACAGAGATAAAAAACTTATATTTAGATTGGAGATTGGAACTTCAAGCAATCGGAAAAGCAGCAAAAGAAGCTAGGTGGGAATCAGAGAGACTTGCAAAGTTTAAAGACAAAACGACTTTGAAAGGTGATCCAAAGCAAACTAAAGTCTCATCACTTGTATTGTCTAAGAGCATATTTTCAAGAGCAGCAGGTCAAATAGAATTACAATTAATTAAAATACAAAGTTTGTATGATCAGGGAACTGATAGTCTTGGCACCTATTTTGACAAACGTGCAAACATATTGAAGCAGGGCAGAGATGAGGAAGTAAAATATCTTAATGAGGTACTAAAAACACAAAAAACAAAGGATAAGAAAAAAGCAGTAGATGATAAGATATTGGCTCGTGAACAACGATTTAATGTTGATATGTTGAAGTTATCCAATGAAAGGAAAGATGCTGAGGAAAGTGTTGCTAATGCTCGAAGTCAAATTGATATAGATTTGGCAGGTGTTAGGTTAGAAATGGCAGAAGCTAGTCATGCAGAATTAAGTAAGATTATTGCCCTTGAAGCTGATCTTATGGATAAAAAACACAGGCAAGAAATCCAGGCACTTGTAAAACAACATGCACATATTAACCAAATAGAAGAAAGGCAAAGACAACAAAAAGTCCAGAAAGAGGAGGCAGTGAACAGAAGAAAAGAGAATGCGGATAAGCGTAGGCAGTCTGTGGAAATGACACTTGCTAGGGGTGAACTAGGAATTGCCGAAGGTGGTGGCACTGCTGATACGGAAAGACTCTTTCAATTAAAGATGGATATTCTTGAAAGACAGCAAAAGGAAGAAGTTGCCATGATGATAGCAAATGGCATTAAGCAAGATCAAATAAACAGAAGACAAAAACAACACAAGCTTGAGATTGATCAGGCTTATGCTGATAGAGAGGTTGCTATTCAAGAGGCCAAGAACTTAGCAATTGGTGGTATTTTGAGTAATATGAATAATGCCTTTGGAGACATGTATGATGCGTCAGGACAAAAAATAAAAGAGTTCTTCCAAGCTCAAAAAGCAGTAGCTATTGCTCAAACAATTATATCTACATATTCATCAGCCCAATCTTCTTACGATAATATGGTCAAATCAATTCCTGGCCCTGTTGGACTTGCTTTAGGTATTGCATCTGCGGCGGCTGCTACTATTGCTGGTTTAGCAAGGGTAGCAGCGATTAGAGCACAGAATTATGCTCTTGGTGGTGAGATCAAAGGATACTCACCACATAAGAAGGCTGATAATATTGATATTAAGGCAACTGCTGGTGAATTTATGCAACCAGTTGATGCCGTTAAGAAATATGGTATTGATTTCATGGAGTCAATTAAGAATCTAACATTTCCTAAAGAATTAATTGATAATGTTAACTTTAATATTCCTAAATTTAGAGTTCCTAGATTGGGGCGTGCCAGAACAAGTTTTGGTGAAGGTGGTTCAGTGGGCGCTGGTGGGACTTCAAATAGTTTGGCAACGAGTATTAATGTAAATGTTAATAGTGCCGGTGATGGTGATTCTATGGCGCTTGGGCGTGAAGTTGGTAGGGCAGTGAAGGTTGAATTTAACAAAAATTTAAAAGAGCAGATGAGAGTAGGTGGGCTTTTATATAATAGGAGGTAAGAATGGCTGATTTAGCTGTGGAACCAACTTCTGCTGAAGGGCCAAGAAAGCAAAGTGTTTCAAGGGTTTTAAGAGCCGAGTTTGGTGATGGTTATTCACAACGAGCAGGAGATGGGATAAATGTTATTTCTGAAACATGGGATGTGGAATGGGAACACTTAGACAGTGATGAAATATCCCTTTTAGAAACACAGTTGGAAGCAGCTAGGGGTGTTGATGCTATTGATTGGACTCCGCCTGATGAGACTGTAGCTCAAAAGTTTACTGTTGCAGAATGGCAAAAAACAATGAAAATTGGCAATGTTGGGATAGCAAGGTTGGTAACTGCAATTTTTAGAAAAGAGTTTGATTTGGGGTAAACAGTGCCTGATGTTTCTTTTATAGGTGGTGATGTAACGTTTGAAGATGAAGATGTAAGTTTTGTATCATCTACATCTTCATCTTCTTCGTCTGATGTAGGTTCAAGCTCAAGTATCTCTTCATTTGAAAGCTCATCTTTATCAAGTGAAAGTGAAAGTAGTGAAAGTTCAAGTAGTTCATCTTCAAGTAGTTCATCAGATAGTTCAAGTTCGTCTAGCGAATCTAATAGCTCTGATAGCTCTAGTTCTGAAAGTTCATCTTTATCAAGTGAATCTAGTAGTAGTTCATTGTCTAGTGATTCATCATCCAGTGGTTCAAGTTCATCTATCAGTAGTTCAAGTTCAAGTTCGTCTTTGTCAAGCCCTTCATTATCTAGCAGTTCAGATAGTTCTACTAGTTCAAGTTCATTGTCATCCAGTTCAAGTGAATCTAGTGAATCTAGTGAATCATCCAGTTCAAGTGAATCTTCTGAAAGTTCAGAATCATCAGCATCTTCATCTAGTATGAGTGGTGAGTCGAAAAGTTCAAGCTCAAGTACTTCAAGTGAAAGTACTAGTAGTTCAAGTGAATCTATTAGTAGTGAAAGCACATCAAGTGGTAGCTCTAGTTCTGAAAGTACTAGTAGTTCAAGTGAATCTAGCAGCTCAAGTTCTGTGTCGTCTAGCAGTGATAGTTCTGTTTCATCTAGTAGTGATAGTTCTAGTTCAAATAGTTCCAATTCAAGTTTGTCTGGATCTGTTTCATCGACATCATCTTCGTCTGAGTCATCATCATCTGAGTCATCAACATCATCTTATTCATCTAATGAGTCACCATCTTCCTATTCATCATATTCATCGGTTAGCTCGGAATCGTCATCTTCGTCTGAGTCATCTAATGAGTCACCTTCCTCTTCATCGGTATCTTCATATTCGGAGTCTTCGTTGTCAAGTGATTCTGTAAGTGATTCAGTATCTATATCATCAACATCTAGTGACTCATCCTCTAATTCATGGTGGTTTGGAAAAATTTCAGGATCATCAAGTTCCCAATCTTCAGAATCTGAGTCCTCAAGTTCTGCATCAAAAACTGGTATTCCTGTTGATATACATCAGCCAGCACCGGGAGATTTAATAGTCCTTTGGGAATTACATCTCACAAGTTTAGGTGGTAGCATTTATCGTTTTATTCAAGGTACTACTGAATCAGGAAGTATCAGAGTTGCGGTAGAGTTTGACGGAGAAACATATTATCCAAGGGCTTTTGATGCTACGGGGTTTGCTCATATTGCAAGAGGTCAACAGCCAAGGCCAAGAATAAAAATTGCTGATGTAGATAATACAATACATGATTTATGTATGTCTTATCAAGATATGCTTGGTGCAGTTGTTAAGAGGAGAAGGACTTTCCGGCAATATTTGGATGATGGGGTTCAAGCTGATCCAACGGCAGAATTTCCAATTGACATATATATTATCAGTAAAAAATTAAACCAAACAAAAATCTATATGGAGTTTGAATTGACTCCATATATGGACAAAGAAGGAAAGAAAATTCCTTCAAGAATTGTTTTGAAGGATGTTTGTCAATATGTTTATAGGCGTTGGGGTGGTTCTGCTTTTACTTACGATGCTGATAGGCAATGCCCATATACAGGGGGTGCTTATTTTGAAAGAAATGGTAATTCAACAGTTGATGCTGGAAGTGATAATTGTTCTCATACTTTATCTGGCTGTAAGTTGAGATATGGAGATAACGGGCCAATGCCATTTTCAGCGTTCCCTGGAGTGAATAGACTGAGCATATGAAGAAGTATTTTATTAATACACATAAAGATATTTGGGGACATACATATGCAATGGCACCTATGGAGTGTTGTGGTATTATATTAAATGATTCTTACATGCCATGTGATAATATTGCTTTAGACCCTTATAAAACTTTTAGGATTGATAAGCGCACAATAGTTCATGGCTATAATAACGGAATGCAAGCAATAATCCACAGTCATATAGACTGTCCATATTTGTCAAAAGAAGATATGGAAAGAAGTGAGGACTCAAATATTCCTTGGGGTGTAGCATTCATTAATGATTCTAAAAAGGGGGGGATTTATTTTTGGGGAGATGGAATTGAAACTCAACAATTACTGGAAAGACCGTTTGTTTATGGTATATATGATTGCTATACATTAGTTCAAGATTACTACAAGATAAATATGGGTATTGACTTACCACGTGTTAAGTCAGAATATGGTTTGTGGGGTAATGGGGAATCTCTTTTTGAAACTTTATTTCCCAAGTTTGGGTTTAGTACTATTAGCAAAGAAGGTTTTCAAGAAGGTGACATTTTCATGTGGTCTATCGGATCAAAAGTGATTAACCATATTGGAGTATATGATGGTAAAGGGAGAATATTGCATCACCTAAATAACAGGCTGTCTTGTTATTGTGATTTAAATGTTTGGGGCAGTTCTGCAAAGTGTGTTGTAAGGAAAGAATCATGTTAAGAAATATATTTTTATACGGTAAATTAAAGGAGTTTGGGGAAGTGTGGGAGTTAGATGTTGAATCAATTGCAGAAGCTGCTCATGCTATTAACATTAACACTGGTGGTGAGTTTGGAAAAGTAATAAAGAATATGAGGTTAGATCTTGTTCGTGGTAAGGACTTATTAGGTGGGGAGAGTTTAAATGAAGATTTGATAAATCTTCATTATGGAACTGGTGATTTTCACATCTCACCTACAGTGCAAGGTGCCGGTGGGATTGGTGCTTTAGGATGGGTGTTAATAGCATCAATTGTTGTTGGTGCAGTAATGGCTTTCACTATGTCAGGAAGTGTAAGGCCAGAAGATAATTTTGAGAGTGAGGAGCGTGGATATTCTTTTGGTAGTGTTGGGAATACTGACAGACAGGGTTCTCCAATACCACTTATATATGGAGAGGTTTATACTGGTTCAATTGTAGTATCACAAGGTGTTAGAACAGAGGAGGTGGTTAGTTAATGTCTCCAACATGGGATGATAATGATAGTGATCCTGTTTATTATTGGGATAGCCCTGCACCAACTGGTGATGATTATTCTTGGGATAATCCTGCACCTTCTTCGGGAGGTTCTTCTGATGCAGTTATTAGTAATGTTTTACCGAAGAAGACATCTAAAATGCAGTCAAATGCTATTTTTAGGTGTGTTGATTTAATATGTGAAGGGGAGATAGAAGGTCTTGTAAATGGAGACAAATCAGTATATCTTAATGGTGTACAATTACAGGGCGATGATGATTCATATAACTTTGAGAATGTTAGCTTTTCTTATAAGTACGGAACGGCAGATCAAACATACATAAAGGACTTCAATCAAGTCGAGACACCTGTCACTAGTGGGTTTCCTGTTGAATTAACTTATGCACCTGGGAACCCGGAATATGTAATTAAAACAATTACAAATACAGATGTTGATGCTGTTAGAATTACGATTAGACTTCCAAGTTTGTTTTGGTTGAAAAAAGATGGTGATTATAAGTCTACGAAGTGTACAGTTCGAGTAGATGTTCAGTGTAATGGTGGTGGCTATCAATCAATTGTTGCAAATAAAGGAGCATTCTTTTTTGATGGTTTAACCAAGTCCCAATATGAAAGGTCTGTAACGATAGACCTAAAAAGTCTTGGTGATGCACCTTACGATTTAAGGGTATGGCGTAAGAGTAGAGACAGTGATGATAAACTTGAAGATAATAGTAAAACATATTGGGTCAGTTATACTGAAATAATAAATGTAAAGCTAACATACCCAAATAGTGCAATCTTTGGCCTTGAAGTAGATGCTCGTTCTATGGGGGGAAAAGTTCCTAAAAGGATATATCATCTTCGAGGTAGAAAAATAAAAGTCCCGATAAATTACACACCTTATCTTACAGCCACATATGTCAGTAGTAATTCTTTTACTGTTAGTGGTGATAAAAGAACTACTTTCTTAGCATCTTCAAGTTTCTGTTGTAATTGTGGCGATGATGGGTATATGGAATGTGAAGTTGACAGTGATCCTGTTTATAGTGCCGGTCTTACAACTGTTACACTTACGACTGAAAGTGACACACTAACAAGTAATTTGGTTTCGGCAGAAAGAGTTTATAGTGGAACATGGAATGGTCGTTTTTATACAACTAAGAAATGGTCTTCAAATAGTGCATGGGTGTTTTATGACCTGTTAAATGAGTCTTTTGCTTGTGCTGGAATTAGTGCAGCTTATATAGATAAGTGGACACTTTACTCAATAGCTCAATATTGTGATATACTTGTAGATAATGGGTATGGAAAAAAGGAACCTCGTTTTTCATTTAATGGGAAGATTGACAAACAATATGATGCACAAGAACTTTTTAATGTTTTAGCTGCGTCATTTAATGCAATGCCATATTGGGGTTCTGCTATTGCTACTATATCTCAAGATAAACCAACAGATGCAACTAGGTTATATACAAATGCAAATGTTGTTAATGGTGAGTTTTTTTATGATGGTACTGGGTTGGAAGATATTCATACTGCGGCAGTTGTTGTTTGGGATAATCCTGTTGAACTTGGTAGGGCAGTTCCTGAATATATACAACATGCTTATGGTATTGAAAGATATGGATATAATGAAAAAAGAGTTTCTACGTTAGGTTGCATTAGTAAAGGGCAGGCTCATAGGATTGGGAAATGGCTTCTTGACTCTGAAGTATTTAAACCAGATACAGTTAGATTCAGAGCAAGTTTTGACTCGATAGATTTGTACCCTGGTGAAGTTATTAAAGTTGCTGATCAATATTACGGGGATAAAAGATTTGGCTTTAGAGTAATGGGTGCTCTTGGGATAAATATTTTTGTTGAGGGTTCTTTCACAAAAGAGGTGGCAGAAACTTATTCCTTACATGTATTGATTAGAAACTCTGATGATGAAGCAGTGATAGAAAGCAAAAGTATATCTGCTGCTGTTGATTGGGGTAGTGCGTTTGGTTCTGAATTAATAACAAACGGTGATATGGAATTTGATTCTAATTGGGACAATTATGGTGGTTCTACAGATGAACAAAGTACGGAGCAAAAATATTCGGGGTCTTATGGCTGGAAAATTGTAGCGGGTGGAGCCAATCAAGGAATTGAATCTTCTACTTACACAACAATTTCTGGAACAATTTACAGGTACACTTTTTATGTCTATCCGCTGGTTGCTTCAAGTGTCCGGGTAACAGTTGCTGATGGAATTGATTCTGGGACTATTTATAGTAACACCTTTACTGATTTAACCTTAAATGCATGGAATAAAATTGAATTTGAAGCAACAGAAACACAAACAGGAGCGCTTGCGTATGTTCGTATATTTTCCGTAGTGGCACAAACTTTTTATATTGACAGTGTTTCTTGCAAGTCTGTTACTGAGTCAAATAATGCTCGTTTGGTAATTGACTCAGTATTCTCAAGAGATCCTATTGCTAATGAGATGGCTGTAATATCACAGGCAGATGATCTTGAAAACAACGTTCGTGAGTTCAGAGTGATTGCTGCTGAAGAAGTGGAAAAGAACAAGTTTGATGTTTTTGGTATTGAATATGATGCTGATAAGTTTGCAAGAATGGAAGGTGATATTGAATTTGAGGAACCTATAGTCCCGCCTAAGAATCTTTTAATATCACCACCAACGAACCTTGACATAGTGGAGTTTACATATAAGGAGGGACAAAATCACTTATTTGGAATAAATGTTACATGGACATTACCAGAAGATCCAAGGGTTATTTATTATACCGTCCAATTTGAGAAAGATTCTGATGCTGATGACCCCAGTGGATATGTTACTGTGGCAAGGATAGAAGATTCCTTTTATCAAATAAAGCCTTTAGACATTAGTGGCACCGGCACTTTAACATATACTGTTCGAGTAAGGTCTGAAGCTCTTACAGGCCATTCTACTTGGGTTTATGATGATATAGAACTATCACTCGATCCTAGTGCTCCACCAGATGTTACTGGCTTACAAGTCAAGGGCGGAGGTTCTACATTTACTGGCTTTGATTGTGAAATTGAGTGGGATGATATGTCGTCGCCTATTACTAATCCAAGACATAATGATTATAAAGTCGAAATATATGATGTTACACCGACATTATTGAGAACAGAATATATTACTGTGCCAAATTTCATTTATACATTGGCGATGAACATAGAAGATAACACTACACCAAATGATGATCTTACATTCAAAGTGTATTGTAGGGATATATATTCCACTGATTCTGATAATGCTGCTGAGTTGGCTGTTTCCAATGCAGATCCTACAAATCCACAAAATTTAACATCTAGTTCATGGTCATTGTCCGTAGAGTTCAGTTGGGATAGAAATACAGAATCAGACTTTTCTCATTATGAATATAGAGCAAAGGTAGGGGCTGTTCTTAATGGGGAATCTTGGTTTGAAGTTCAAAACCCTTTTTACACTAGAGTCCTTACAAGTGATGAAAAAGATACTTATGGTTCTGGAGCTACTATTTATTTTGAGGTGATAGCTGTTGATGTTTTTAGTAATGAATCTAGTGTTAGTAGTACGAATGACACTGCTGCATCATTAAATATATTGCCAACAGATATAGTTACTTTTGGCCCTGCTGCAAGTAAACTGTTTCCTTATAGCCCAGTTATTAGTGGGCTTACAGTAACAGATAGCTCACCCTTTATTGGCCACATTGCATGGTCAAGTTTTACTTTATGGCATAACAATATAGAGTATTCTATTGCTGCTGGTTACACTGAAGATTTTTATGTTTATTGGAAAGACCTTGCAACTACTTTATCTACTTCAGTTGAAAGTTCTAATCCTTTGGATTTATCAGATTGGACACCCTTAGAAGACTCGGTAATTCTAATAAATGAAAGTGGAGTACATCAAAAGGCGTGGGGCAATGCTATTTGCAATCAGATTATTGGTTCAGCGCAGATAATGAAATTAGCAGTCGGTGATGCTCATGTAGAAACACTTTCAGGAACAAAGATAACTGCTAACACTATTGCGGCTAGTAGGTTGGAGGGTGACAATTTTGGCACACTGACAATTACTTCTGGTAAAATTGCAATTAATACTACGGACGCTTTGGAGATTCAAGCGTCTGGTAACATGAAGTTGTTAGATGGGAGTGATATAATATGTGAAGCTGGCGGGGATATAGAATTACATTCAACGACTGGTGGGGATACTGCTCAAATAGAATTTCATGGAAATGCCCGTACTTACTATATGGGTGTTGATTATGATAATGACTATTTATGTATATATCCCGACAGTGATAGTTATGGGTCATTATTTATTGGCGCAAATCCATTAGGAAACTCTATAAATTTTGCAACTGTTTGGACAAAAGCAGATAGTAATATTTTGATGTATTGCGGAAATACAAGTTTTAATATGGCTCCTACTACATTGCAAATGTATGCTTCGACTGGAATCCTATTAAATTCAACACTAGTTTCTGTATCTGGAGATTTTGCTCCGACACTCAATGGTGGTTCTGATTTGGGGACTTCAAGTTATAGGTGGAATGATCTTCTTGTTAATGAAATAGATCTGAATGGTGATTTGGATATGGATGGAGGGCTTTTTAGATTAGATGTTGATGCTAATGATGGTGTGTCTGCTGCAAGAATACGAAATACAAGAAGTGATAATGCTAACAATGTCTTATGGTTGGATATAAGTGCTTTTTCACCTGACAATACAGCGTCTAAATTTATTTATGCGGAAGACAATACTGAATCCAAATTTATAGTGTATTCAAGTGGTGATGTTGTAAACAGAAATGACAGTTATGGTTCTTTCAGTGATATATCACTGAAAGAGAATGTTGTAGATTGTACACCCAAGTTAAGTGATCTATTAAGTTGTCAAGTTAGACATTATAACTTAAAAACGAAAACTCAAAATGATAAGCACATTGGTTTAGTAAGTCAAGAATTAGAAAATATATTTCCTGGTTTAGTAGGAGAGGGTGAGGGATTAAAATATATTAAATACTCATTGTTTATTCCCATGTTAATTAAAGCATTGCAAGAAGTATTTAATGATTATATAATTCCAATGGAAAAGGATATTGAAAAATTAAAGGTGTAATTATGGCTGAAGTACAAGTAGATAAATTATTACAAATTATTGGACAAAAAGAAGTTGAATTGGCAATTACAAGAGAACAACTTCAGGCTATAAGCCAGGAAAATCAGGAACTTAAAGCCAAAATTGAATTGGTAGAGAATAAAAAAGAAAATGTGGTCAATTAAGGTGAATAGTGATGGCTGACGAACTGTGGAGATGCAGAGACCACGGTAAACATTGTCTTGGTATCCAGCATCTTGAAAAAGGACAGGAAAAAGCCGATGGACATATCGACGAACTGCGGGAAGATTTAGCTCAAGGATTGGCAGATAAAACCAATGAAATAAAAGACTGCCGTAAATTAACTGCTCACGATCAGGAAAGATGCGAAGACCAAATTAAAAGAGATTATGTCACTAAAGTTGAGTTTGAGCCAATAAGAAAACTTGTAAATGGAGTTATTATTTTAATGGTTCTAGAAGTTTTAAGAAGGATTATAGTATGAATATAACAAAAGTCTTAAGCATTGTGGTGGCTCTTGCTATTTTCTTGGTTTCTGCTAGTATCATAGTGAACTTTATTCCCTGGTACATGCAAGAGAATCCGATGATTGTTGAAACAAATAATAGAGCATTTAAACCTGGTGAAATCCAGCATATTAGTTTCACTAGAAGGGCGCTTATAGGATTCCAAGGCAGAGTTACGCGGGAACTTGTTAGGGTAAATGAAACAACTGGAGTTCTTGAGGAGATATGGAAATCATCTATATTTACCAGTATAGGAGCTGGGAAAAAGGACATAACTTTAACTTACCGTATTCCTACCTTAGCTCAATATCCTGAGATGAAAGGAAACACATATAGATGGCAAGGCAGCATGACATACCGTCCTTTTGGTATGCCTGAAAAAACGTTTTTCTTTGAGACTGAAGAGTTTAAAATAGATGTTTCAAAAGAAGGGGAATAAAGATGCCGTTTTACATTAAAGCAACACCGATTCCAGAAACAGATGAATATGAGCTTGCAGAATCTATTATAATTGAAGGTGTTGAAATATTAGCCGGATACCGATGGAATGGAGCTTCCATTCCAAGAATTCTCTGGCCTATTATTGGTAGCCCTTTTGCTCCAAAGTTTATGGGGCCGTCTTTAGGACATGATTTTTTATATGAGCATGGAGCAAAATTAGGATATACGAGAGAACAGGTAGATGAATTATTTAAAAAATTATTAATTGCAAATAGCGTATCTGATGAATTGGCAGATACAATATTTTTGGGAGTTAGAGCAGGTGGGCGATCTCATTGGAATAAAAATAAATGAAAATTATAATTGACTGTCTAATTTGCTGTAAACAACCAGAATGGGGTTGTTGGGAGATTGGCAATAGTAACAATGGAAAAAATCATGTCAAGCTATGGTGCTTGACATGCAACGATGGGAAACATTTTATATCTACATCTTATTGGTTGAATAAGGAAGATGCAATTTGTGAATGGAATAATTTAATGGAAGATATTTATTCAGGAGATAATAAGAAACTTGGTATTTTAGAAGACAAAGGTTTTTTTGATAAAAGTATTTTTTATTAAATTTTCATAACTTCAGCCACTTAAATGTGGAACTGTAATGAAAGGAGAGAGATGAAAGAAAGACATATCATTTTTAGTCATAAGCGAGCTGTTGGTGATGCATTAATGTTTACTTGTGGTGTAAGAGATTTCAAGCTCTTATTCCCTAAAATTCAAATTACTGTCAACACAAGTTTCCCCGAAGTATTTGAAAATAATCCATTTGTAGATTATGTAATTAAAGCAGATCCCAAGAAGATTCCTGCATTGGATGAAAATGGAGTAGAACATTATCGAGTTGGTTATCCTGTAATTAATAATGCTAATGCAGCGAATACTCATTTCTCACAGGCTTTTCTTTTTGATATGATTGCATCAGCAGATTATCATGAGCCTCTTGGCCTTAGCCTGTATGAATTGATGTCTGCATTTGCAAATGGCAGGATAGGTGATCCAGATATTAAAACTGAAAAGACTATCAACTATAAAGAAAAGAAAAATGGTGGATTGACTAATCTTCCCGAATCAATGCAGGATATGTTTGAAAATAAAGATTCTATATGTCAATTATTTGCAAGGATAAGACCTGATATTTACCTAACAGACGAAGAAAAGAAAGATTTTTTTATTAGGAAAAATTATGGTGCTGAAAGATACTGGGTTGTAGCACCAGGTGGAAAACGTGATTGCACTTGCAAAATTTGGGATTGGAGACGGTTTCAAAAGGTGGTTGATCACTATAAGGGATATATAAAATTTGTAGTTATCGGAAGGAGTGATCACCTACTTGAGAAAATTAATGGTGTCATAGACCTCACGGATAAATTTAATGGCGATCTAAGAAAATTATTTCCTCTTGTTTATCATGCAGATGGTTGTATTAGTGGTATATCTTTATTGCATCATCTTTGTGCTGCAATGCCAAATAAGATAAACCCTAGGATCTATCCCAAACCTTGTATCACAATATATGGTGGCAGAGAACCAATTACTTTTACTTTGTATAATCAAACTTACCCGTTACATACAAATGGTGCCTTTCATTGCTGCGAATATGGTGGGTGCTGGCATTCAAGAATAGTGCCATTACCTAAAGATCCTGATAAAAACAAAAGGTTATGCAAGTTGCCAGTAGAAGATAATAATAGGATGATACAGCAATGCATGGATGTGTTTACAGCAGATGATGTTATTCGGCAACTTGAGATAATATATGGTGGCAATGTTTTGAAAACTGCTAATCCAGTTACTAAACCGATAAAGAAAAAGGGTGGTGTTGTCAGAGTTACCAAACAAGAAATGGTAGTAGTTGATGAGGTTAAAGAGATAAATATTCTTGCATCTATGAAAACTGACGGTGGTGGAGAACAAAGTGCTTTAAATATAGCCAAGCTACTGCGAGATGCTAGGTGGAAAGTTAATTTTTACCCGTGGGCGCAGGTTCACAAAAAGTTCAAGGATGAAGATATTGAAGGTGCTAACTTTATGGGAATTGGGACTAATATGGCTGAAGTAATGAAATCTGAGATCCCGCTTTTATTGTACGGAAATGATAATGTAAATGGTTTTGTTGAACATGGACAAAAAGTAGTTGAGAAAGCCAAATCAGTGGTTGTAGGAATTAATTATGTCAATGGTTGGTTGCCCAAATGTGAGGATTGGTTACGGGATAAACTAAAAGCAGTGATATTTCAAAATGAAGAAAAGATGATGGAGTTCGAACGAGACCAGATTGCATTGGATCACGTTCAGAAAATTGTTTTATTCGGTGCGATCAATTTAGATAAAATGGTGGATGTCTGTACTGAACCAAGAAAAGATGGTTCAAAACTAGTTGTGTTAAAACATTGTAAACCTGATTATCGTAAGTATGTAACAACTGAAAGTGAGGGCAAGGGGGATAAGATTCATATTTGGCAAAAACAATTTGCCAAAGAAAATGATATGAAATTTTATGCAAGACTTCTGAGTGATGTAAAAGATGTTAATTTTGAATTTATGCAAGCACCGGATGAAATAAGCAAAACTTTTAAAGATGTTGATAGGATGAAATTCTGGACATGGGATGAAATTCCTGTAACTGAATTTCTTTCAAGGGGACATGTTTATTTATATCGTACGTCTAATCTTTGGAGAGACCAGTATCCAAGAGTGATAGCAGAGGCTTTAGCTGCTGGATTGCCAGTAATTGGTGAGCCAAGGGATGGGGTAAAAGATAGAATAATACATGGGAACAATGGTTTTTACGCGACTCATTATGATGAGTATTTGCTTGCGCTAAAAACATTAAAAAGAAAAGAAAAGTTACGTTCTCATATGGGACAATATGCTAAGGATTGGGCTAGAATGAATCTTGATCCAAAGAAGTGGGTTGAAGTTCTTGAAGATATATTATTTAACTAAGGAGTTTAAAATGAACCCTTTAAGCAGTGATAAAATCTTACATCATCTTCCTAAAGTAGTAGCTTGGCTAAATGATAGAAATCCTTTTGTTATTACAATAGAACTTGATGCTACTAATATCTGCAATCATAAATGTCCTGGATGTTGTGGTTTTGCGGTTCCAGATAAAGAATCACTCAGTATAGTAGAAATGAAGTCTGTTATCAGTGAAGTCCAAATGTTAGGTGGAAAAGGAATTATATTTACTGGTGGGGGAGAGCCACTTTGTAATGTAGACACTGTTGAGGCTATCAAATATGCTGATCTTTGTGGTCTTGATGTTGGTTTAATTACAAATGGGGGCTTACTTCATAAAAGTGATATGAATACGCTACTTGATTGCTGTAAATGGATTAGAATAAGTTTGGATGCTGGTTCTGAAAGAATGCATAAAAGGACTCATGGATCTTCTGATTTTAAGAGAATATTGATGTCTGTTAACAAACTGACTGGCATTAAAAATGATGACAACTACAAATGTACAATAGGCACAGCATATCTTACAGGGTTAGGAACTGATGCACTTGAAGACATGATGGACTTTGTAAATACTTCAATTTCTTTAGGAGTTGACTATGCTCAATTTCGACCATTTCTATCTTATGGTAAGCAAGACTTACACAAATTTAAACCTATTGACTTTGAACCTTTAATTGGTAAGTCAAATAATACAACTAGCATCATAACATCAGAATATAAGTACAATTTAATTTTCTCTGAAAATATAGAAAAGAGATATAAAGCTTGCTATGGACAACAGTTTGCTACTGTTGTTTGTGCTAATGGAGATGTGACTATATGTTGTCATACTCGTGGTAATAAGAATATGACTATAGGAAACATTAAAGATAATGGATTAAATCATATTTGGAACTCTAAAAAAAGAAGGGAGGTGGTTAATAGTATTGATCTTGATAGATGTCCTGATCTTTGCCGATGTGATCCTTTTAATGAAATATTATGGAATATAAAAGAAGATTGCAGGCATGTAAATTTCTTGTAACTATAACAAGGGAGAATAATAATGGGTAAAAGAATGGCTATAGCAGTAAGTGGTTGGTATTTTGAATTATCATTGTTTAGTGTTTTTAAACAGATAAAAGACCTGTTTAATATTACCGTATTGACATATTACAAGCGAGCAGAAGACCAGCGACCTAGGCATTATGATCTTATACCAGCATCTAGGCAGATAGAGGAGTATGTAATTCCATCAGGTGTAAGACATTTAAAAATACCAGTGGCAGGATTAGAGTTTGGAGGGTATGACTGGTATATTAAAAATGTTTGGGATAGGGAGTCGCCTGTTCTTTTCATGCACGATGACATTCAAATTTATAACCCAAATGTCTTTACTGATATTCAAAATCAATTGCAAGGTATAGACCAAGCATTTATCTTTCGTGATGAAAAAGAAGAAATTGCAAATGGTAGAGTGCATGGTCGTGGCATTTACTGCTCTGCAAGATTCATTCGGTTCATGCTTGACTATGTTTGTGAATGTCCACATTCTAAAGACCATGAGCATCCACACTATCCAGGAAGAAAGCCTAAAGTAATACTTAGAGGTATGGGGCCACATACTGGTTTTTTCAGCGATGTCTACAATTTAGGTGAGCACACGGAGGGTAAAGTGCCACTTCATTGTAGGCACTATAATGAAGGCATCTATCATTTTGCTGCTTTTGCTGGTAGATGTGTAAGAACTGATGGGGTATGGCCTGGGTTTCGTAGTAAAATTGCTGCTTATTTTCCAGATTTTAATAGTGCCCGAAGGGGAAAGTGGACGGGGCCAATATATTCCAGGGGGGAGGTGTTATAATATGAAAGTAATAGATACAACAAAAGACTTTATAAAAAAGAATTACTTAAATCTTCATAATGTTGAAGCTCAAATGGGCTTTAGCTTTATTTCTATTTATCCCTCTGTAGATTTTGGTAAGAATGTCAGGCTCGGCAATTTTGTAACAGTTGAAGATTTTTGTGAACTTGGAGATAATGTACTTGTTGGGAATGGTACAGTTATAAGGCCAGAAACAATTATAGGTGCGAATTCTAGGATTGGTCATTGCTGTGTATTAGAGGGCAACATTAAAATAGGTGATAACTGTAGAATTCAGAGTAACTGTCATATTACCAATGGTGCTAGAATTGGGAACAAGGTGCTGATTGCTCCCGGCTTTATTGGTGTTAATGATAATATGCTCTGTCACGAGAATATGAGGCCAGATGCTAAATGGCAGCAGTTACCCTTTGAGATCCTTGATGGTGCAAGAATTGGTGCCGGCTCTATAATTAATGCAGGTGTTGTCATTGGTAGAAATGCATTTGTTGCTACTGGTTCTGTTGTAATGACAAGGGTTCAAGACAATGAAATAGTCCGCGGCAATCCTGCCAAAGTAATCGGAATCGTTCCGAAGATTGAAAGAATATAAGGAGGTGTCAAAATGAATAGTTACCAATATACGTCTATTGATACAATTAATGGGTATGAGTCTGGAATCCATCCATCGGTGAAAATTGGCAAGAACCTGATTATCGGTGAAAATGTTATCATTGAAGAAAATGTTGTTATAGGTAATGACTGTTTTATAGGCCACAATTGTCTTATAAGACCTGGCACGGTAATTGGAGATAGAGTGTCAATTCGATCTTTTTGTCTTCTTGACCCTGATGTGGTGCTTGGCAATGATATTGCAATTTATCCACATGCTACTGTAGGTGGTGGCACTATCGTTGAAGATAAGGTTTACTATGGGCCTTATACTTTGACTACCAATTGTGATGCCATTCGTTTTCATAGACTGCCTGTTGATTATAATATTATTAAGCCTCCAATTATAAGAACTGGGGCAATAATAGCCGCAGGGTGTATGATAAAGCCAGGTGTAACTATTGGTAGAAATTCAGTCCTTGGCATGGGGTCTGTACTTACAAAGGATATACCTGACAATGAAATATGGTTTGGGAATCCAGCTATTCATAGGGACGATGTTAAGGAAGAAGATAAGATTGCTGTTGATGTTAGAATGACAGATGTAAAGATCGAATATGTTGGCTTTCCTGAATCTGTTCTTGATTATCATAAAGAATTAAATGAAGCAAATGGTATAAACAATGAATAAAATAGCGCTTATATTTCCTGTACTTCAATCATATGAGGTGGTAGAAAGGCAAGTTAAGTATATGAACACCCTTGATCTTCCTATCACCTGGGAGGTGATCTTTGTCGATGATGGTAGTGACCCACCTATTGATATTAAGACAAAGCCGATTTTTAATTTAACACTTGTACAAACTCATAATTATAATAGGTGGACACAAGCCAAAGCAGTTAACTTTGGAGTTGATGCTTCTCAGCCTAGTGAGTTTGTTTGGTGCCTTGGGATAGACCATTTTATTTCAAAAGCAAATATCAATGATGTTGAGAATTTCACTGATAATAAAATGGTATTCCCAAGATTGTTTGCAACACTTAGTAAAGATGGTATTGTTAGAACAGATGAACTATCTTTAATGAGATACGGGTGGGTTGAAAACGAGCAGAAGAAAGGTAAAGGCACTGGTGCAGGATTTGGTGTCTTTGTTATGCGTCGTACTTGTTGGGATTTATTGCATGGATATAACATGCAAAGATTTGGTGAAGGTGGTTATGGTAATGATGATGTAGATATAAATCATAGGTATGCAGACTTATGCAGGGCTGGTAAAGCAACACCTCACAAGGTTGGGTCTCCAATGTATGTCTACCCCAGTGCAGCTTATGATGCACAAGAGATGTTTCACTCTCTAAGAGGAAGGCGTAAAGAAAAATTTGATTACAAGAAATATTTGTGAGCGATAAATCTGGGGAACCGAGAAGTAATGAAGAACTTATTGAGGCTATGAATACTCTCAAAAAATCATTAATGACACCTAGTGAGTTAAGTCCAATAATGGTTCACTATTTTACTATCATTGATGCGATTGTAGAACTTCTACAGAGAAGGAATAGTTGAAATGAAAACACACAAAATATCTGCCAAGGAACTAAAACATCAATTCCTAGATCAATTTCCAACATTGGGCTTTCAAGGACTAAGAAGTAAAAGATATTGGATGCCTACTTTGGAAAAACTTAAAGAGGCAATAAAGCTTACTGATGTTGATAGACAGATCTTTCTTCCTGATGTTAATGACTGTGATAGTTTCTCATTACAGCTTCATGCTGACATTAAACGTATAAGGGCAGTAGATGCTGAACTTGGAAAGATACCAAGGGAAGAGTGGATGCCCTGGGCTTTTGGAGAAGCATTTGGTATAAAATTTAAAGGTCAACAAGAAAGCCACTCATTAAATATCTGCATGACGATGGAAGGCATCTATTTGATTGAGCCGCAGACAGATGCCATGTGGTGTCCTGATAAAGAAGAGGATCTTGTTCTTTTAATTTGGATGTGATAAAGGAATAGATATGAATAATGACTTTAAGAGTTACCTACATACATTTGAAAAATCAGTAGTAATTTCTGGTGTGGAGAATGGGGTGTTTACAAAAGAGGGCAAGGTAGCAGTTAAAGAATGCAAGCTTTGTAATACTCCATTTGGTGAATTTATTGACACCAAATTAAAATATAATCGCCCGATGGCTATAGACTATTATGGTTTAATAAAGAAGTCTGCTGGAATGATGGCGATTGTGGATGGGTATAAGAATATAGAGATAAAAAGTATAATAGTTCCGATAGTTCATTTTGCTTCTATTAAACATGAACATATTAGCTCACTGGCCCCTGAGTTGCTATCTATGTTTAGTGGGTTTAAGGAGTACTTGATAGAACTCAGGGGTTTTAAGTTGGATAAATGTGACCTAAGCTGTGCCAGGATCAACATTAAAGTCGAAGGTGAATATTTTTGAAAAGCAATTTTTACAATACCAATAACCGTTCTTTAATTTTGCATGGTCATAGCAAGAAGTGCCATTGCACTTCTTGCATACTACATCCCAACAGAAAGGCATTATTTTTCCACAAATATTACAGACAGATGCTCCCTTATGTATATCTTCATCCAGACCAATTTTGGTAATATATCCAAGTGCATTTCTGGTAGGCATAATTTCTCCTCTAATCAAATGATACGGTTATATCTGTCATGTTAGATAGTGTTTTCTTATTGATTTTAACCACCACTGACTTAACACTATTATCTATTTGAATGTTAATATCTGTTGCTTTTATTTTAGATGCTCCCTCAGTATTATGTGCTAAAGTAGTAGGCTCACAAGTGTCTTTAGAAGTTGTTACATGATCATCAGTAGATGAATCATCTATTGGTTTATCAGTAACAGTCCTCTCACCTTTGCTTTTTTTAATACCCTTCCCAAGTTCAAAAGCTTCCTGTGGTTTTAGGTGCAATCCTACGTCTATCATTTCAAATGTATTGATATTTACAATCTTTGCACCTGTGTTGTCCTTTATTGTCTTTTTCACAATATATTGAGATAATTCAGACTTCATTAATCTTGCCATTATACTTGCAACTACAGTAATGCTTGATGGAATTTTGATTTTAGGACTTATGAAAGTTGTATTCTTCATTTGTTTTAAATCTTCAAGCAATTGTTTATTTGTATATGGCTTTTTAGGACTTATGAAAGTTGTATTCTTCATTTGTTTTAAATCTTCAAGCAATTGTTTATTTGTATATGGCTGGTTATAACCTTTCAATAAAATACAGATAACAAGTTCCCTGGCTGACTTTGCCATTTTGAGATTGGTTGTGAAATATTCTTTATTTATTTGTTTTTGTGATAATGTTTTAACCACGCTATTTTTCTCCTTTTCTGTTTTATATTTATTTTTACAGTGGATTGGTGGGATTAAATTCTTTTTAAGAATGACTTCTGATTTAAATGCGTTTAAAGAATCTTGGTCTTTTTCATATTTTATAATGTCTTCTATAGGAATATCATGCAGGGTGATACCATCTAACTTATTTTTTGTAAGACCATGTTTACTCATTTAATCCTCCTTTTCAAAAATGTTTTTCTATTAAAATAATCAGGTGAGCACCAAGACAAAAAATAATCCAATGTCATTAAAACTATATCACATTTTTGATGTATTATAACTAGGACTGATGCGTCTGTTGAGGGGGTATCAT